CACCCATATAAAGACTATCAAATGGATCTTCAGCACTGCCACCAGCAAAAATAAATTCACTACTTGCCATATAATTTCCACCAGGAATCTCCACTGGAACAGGAACTTCTATATATTGAATCTCTGGTTCCCCATATGGTTGCTCATATGTAGCATAAGATTGGAGAATACTTGCAAGTTGAGGTTTCGTTTTGGCAATATTTAATCTATCTAAAAGTTGTGGTGCAAGTTTATCTAGACCTGCTGTTGTATCTGCATCAAAAACAAACTCAGGTCTTCCATCTTCAGCAAGAGTTGCAAATGTTGGACGATTTACTCTTCCACCTTTTAAATAAGCAACGTGAACGTGGTCACCATGACCACTTGGATCAATACCACCGTGAATAAGTTCAACAGGTTTGACTCCTTTTAGTTTATTAAACTCAGCAATAGCAGCAAGAATTGGTCCTTGCTCTCTAGTATAACCGCCAAGGTCAATAGCTCTTCCTTGATAATGATAACTATTTTTACTATGACCAGAACTTCTACTCCAAGGAGGGTGCTCTGGATGTCTATGAATACTTCCAGGAACAACTCCTTTCTTCTTCATAAATCTACCAAGTTCACCAGCTATTTTACTTCCTTCACTACCATATCCTTTTCCAAGCTCAATAGATGCTCCTCTACCCATCGCCAATTCTTGTTGACTATATCCCCCCTTTTTAACTTTTGATAATGCAGCTTTTACCTTTTCAGGAGTCATAGCACTTCTTTGTCCAGGATAATAAAATTTACCTTGTGCATTTGGAAGTGATGCAAATTCTTGAGACAGTCCTTGCATAAACTGTTCATCACTAATTTCACCCTTCAACCATCTCTCACCACCCCTTCCTTTAATATTAACATTAATAATAATCTTTTCCTGATTTTCTGGACTATAAAGATCTTTATCTGGATTTAAACCAGCAGCTTTTGCTCTTCCTACCAAATATTGTGGAAGTTGTTGATATTTTCCTACTGCACCAGTTGCTCTTCTAGCAACTTCAGCGATTGTCATTTTAGTAGCACCTGGCAAAGTTGTGCTGGGATACATAGCCTCATAATTACCACCAGATTCTTTACCTGCAATCAAATCTAAAAGTGGACCCCAAGTACCTTCTGTCATACCACCAGCACCTGGTTCACTTCCCTTCTCCTCCAAAGTTGGGTCTGCGGTTTTTCCTTTCTCTTCTTTTCTTTCTCTAATTAATCTCAAATTCTTCTCAACCTTACTTTCAATTTCTCCCTGGAAAGTTTTAGCAACCCAATTACTAATATCACTTCCTTTTTCTGCTGCTTCAATAAAGTCACTATCAACCATTCCACCATTAGCAAAAGCGGAAATTAATCCACCCTTCAGTTGCCCATCTTCAACACCCTTAGCAATAAGAAGATTTAATCCGAGACCAACATTCTCATAATCTTTTTGTGTTGGTTTTTCATTCTCCATAATCTTAGCAGAAACTGCCAAGACAGGACCAAAGTATTTTGTCTTATCTAAATCTTCGGATACTTCCTTAACTTTTTTATCAGTTGTTTTGAATTTAGTTTCAGTTGGTTTTTGTACTAATGTTCTTTTATATTTTCCTTTCTTCTTTACTCCACCAATAGTTCTTTTCACTCCACCTTGCGCCTTGCCACCTCTCGTAATTCCACCACCCGCTTTCTTTTGAACTGGTTGATTTTTTTGTTGGGGTTTTTTATTTCCAAAAAATATATCATAAAGTGCTCCACCAATTGCATCGCCAGCAATTCCTCCAACTATACCACCAATTAAATTACCAGCGACAGGAACCACTGAACCAATTGCTGCACCAACAGAAGCAAGAAGTGCAGCTCCAATAGCTTTGAATGCTGCTCTGCCTGGGCTTTCTCCAAGTGCTACAGATAATCCAAAATCAATCAGTGCTCCAATAATTGGAAGTCTTTTCAACAAAGGTCTCACAGTTCCAAGAACTGCTTTAGTTCCACCTTTACCAACTGTAACTATAGGTCTTTGTCTTAATGGACTTCTTACATCAGGTTTGCCTACCGTAGCACCACCACTTGTTGTTATTTTTGGTTTTCTAGTTTGTCCTGGTTTTTGTTTTTGACTTGGATCTATTCCGCTAGAAGTTGTACCACCAGATAATGCTTCTGCCAGTAAATCACCTGCTATAAAAGTTGTAAGAAATAGAGCAGTATCAATAGCACCAACAAATTTATCAAATCCCTGAGCGAAATTTTCTCCACCAAGACCTTTTATAAATCCACGAGTTGCATCATATGCTTTGTATCCCCAGTCAATAAAAGTTGCAAGTCCATTTAAAAGTTTTCCACCAACATCTATGATAAAGTCGGCAGCATTTCCCAAAAACTTTACAATTGGAATTATTTTAGGAAGATGATCTACTAATCTAACTGCGAAGTAACCAAGAATAACATTTCCTATAAAATTTTTAATCCAATCAAAGATGCCCGTTCTTGGTGCTTGGGGCATTTTAATTCCACCCCTTTCAATATTAGGTTTTGTTTCTAATTTTTCTTCTTGCTTTTCACGTCTACTACTACTTTCTTTCCTCTTCTTTTCATCAAGTGCTTTCTTTTCCGATGCAAGTGTACCTTTTAAAATATTTTCTATCTGAATAACTTTGACTTTTATTGTTTCAATATTCTTTGCAGATTTTTTAGTGAGAACAATATTAGTAGGTCCACCACTTACCATCTTTTCCTGAAGAGACTTTTGCATAGCAAGTCTCCCAGAATAACGTCTGCTTATTTCAGATGGTCTATCTAGAAATTTATCTGCGGTGATTGCCATCTTATCTTATACCTAAGGTTTTTGCTTTTGCATTACCATTCTTTGGACAAGTTGCACCAAACTTTGGAGCTCTTGGTGTGGATGGCGAACTTCCACTACCTCTACCACCACCCATTCCACCTCCAGCTGGATTATATTTTGGTTTTGGTTTTGGTACTGGTTTAATGGATGGCGCAGATTTCTTTTGTTGTTGAGACATTCTAAGTTTCTTTGCCTGAACTGCGGCATTATAATCTTTATAATACTTTCCATCAGATGATGAGTAATACCTTCCAATAGAAGCAGCACCAGCTTGTTTTACTCTTGCAGTTGATGCCTTATCTGCTGCATCAACTCTTGCTCTTCCCCTTTCCCCACCAAAGACTCTAGTACTAAATCTACTAAGTTGTCCTAAAACTCCACCACGTTTTATATCTTCTCTAGTTCTTACAAGACTTTCCGTATCAAATCTTACTCCACGAGAATATCTTGCTCCAGGTGTTTTTTCATAACTCAATTTGTTAAGTCTTTGTTGAGATGCAAGAGAGGTCATTCTGGTTTTCTTAGCTGCCATCGCATCATTATAATTTCCATATGTCTTCTGGTCTGAAGATGAATAATATTTACCCTTTGATGCAGCATAGTCAGTTCTTGCCTGCATTCTTGGTCCACCAAACATTCCACCAGGAGCGAAAGGTGAGATATATTCTCTACTACCTCTTATTCTGGATGCTCTTTCATGTGCGGCATCACGAGCACCAGCAAAACGAGAAACATATGGTTTGTAACTAGAAGCTCCAGTTATTCTCTTTGCTCTTTCATGAGCGGCATCACGAGCACCAGCAAAACGAGAAACATATGGTTTATATCCAGAAGATTGTTTTGCAAGATATTCTTTTTTAAATTGAGCATAGTTGTATGACTCATCAGTAATTGCTTTATAATATAAAGGATGATCTATATCATTAAAAACATTATTCCATTCTTTTCGTATATCTGCTTCAGATATTTTACTAGATGAAGATTTCCTTTCTTCTTTTTTTCTTTTCTCTAAAATAGGATCTTTGATTTTTTCCTTATCAGTTTCTCCTATTAAACCACCACCTTGTGCATAAGTAGTTCCACTCACAATCTTTGGTTTATTTGTTCCACCACCAGCAGCATTCATCGCTTCTAGAGTATCAACACCATATTTTGCAACAGCTCCTGTGGACATTACAAACTCACCATCACTCAACATCGCAGGAACTTTATCAACTCCCTTCTCACCACTTACAAATCCACTTATCATTTGTTGTGGTTTTCCAGATCCAAACATACCACCAAGTAACATTCCTAGTGGACCAAACATAGCGCCCATAGAAGCGCCACCCATCATACCTTTGAAGTTTAATCCACCTCCACTAAAAGTAGGGAATCTTGGTTTTACATATCCACCACCATGATATGCTTGTGCTTTCTGTTCTTCACCATCTCCTTTAAGTCCCTGAGCAACTGCATATGTTCCACCAAGAGCAAGAGCAGTTCCCGCAACATTTGCTAGAAGTTTTCCCTTTCCACCACCAAGGAACCCAGCAATTTTTCCAGCACCTCTTAATTTTTTAGCAGCTGCTAGTTTAAAAATTAATGCAGTAAGTTTAAAGGTCCCTCTCAGTACGGCTTTAAGTAATCCTTTCGCAAACCTACCAAAAGATGTACCAAAAACAAGATATAGAGATAATAATTTTGGCCAGTGGTCTCCTAAAAATCTAATAATAGAATTTACTTTTTCTGCATTTTTAGGATCACCAAACCATTCTAATAACTTATATACTACTCTACCAAGAAAAACAGTAACAAAGAAATCAATTATTCTATCAAGAATACTTTTTACAGGTGCTATAACTTTCTCAGCAACCTTTCTCAATCCATCAAATCTTTTTTCTAACTTACTTTCAGCAAGTTGTCTTTTTTCTTGCTCATCCTTTCTCTTATCGTATGCTGTTGCATCACCAAGAAGTTTTTTCCTACCTGATAATATCTCTGCTATTGAACTTACTGATTTAGTAATAGCAGAGATATTATCTTCTACATTTGTTGTAGTTCCACCAGGTAATTTTGCACCTATATTTGTTCCACTTATTCTTTCACTCTGAGTCTTTGAAAGGTTTTTAAGACTCGTAATTTTTCTTGAATTATTTTCAACAGTTTTTTCTAGATTGATGACTCTACCTACAAGTTTTCTTGTATGTCCGGCAAGAGTTCCTATCGTTTTGTGAATATTAGCAATATTTTTTGAAGAATCTAATGAGCTGCCCCTTCTAAAACTCTCCGCAGAGATGACTGTTTTTTTGAGTTGAGAATCTAAATCCGTTAGGTCCTTAGAACTGGGCATTACTCATCTGCTGCTTTTGTTTTAATTCTTCTTCTTCAAGGTGTTGTTGTAATAATGCAACGTATATATCTCTTTCCCAAGGGATCATATTTTCAATCTCCCATAAAGAATATTTATGGTACTGCATTAAAGAAAAATTAAGTCTAAAATAATTCTCAAGGTCCATATGGACCATGCTTACGCGAAAAAAGATGCTAAGCCCTCAAGAACAACTTCACTTTCAACCTGAGTATTTGGATTTGTTACTTTAATAGTATGAGAAAGTTTGGGCATCGTTTCAAAGAACTTCTCAATATCTTTAAACTGAGAAGAATTCATAGACTCTAAGAACTCAGAAAGTTCTTTCTTAGTTACATCTGCAGAAGACCAAACTTCATCTTCAGTAAAAATTTTATCAATACAAGAACCAATCAATTCAAATGACTGATCCATGGCATTCTTATCATTAAAGTCAAAATTATTTTTGATGAACTGGTCAAGAGATGGATACTTCATTTCCATCATAATATGGTCATCAAGTTTAATACGATTTGAATGTTCATCATTTTTCTGAACTTCAATATCATCAAGGTTAATCTTTACTGGAACTTGGGTTTCTCCATCATCTGGACAAATAATATTAACTTCAAGTTCTTCCCCAACAGACTTACCACGAATATTCAAGAACAGATATTCAATATCAAAAGTAGGAAGTGACTCCACTTTGATATTTTTAGTAAGAATACAATTCTTAATAACTGTTTTAATAGCCGTTGTAATTTGCTTTGTGTCTTCACTCTCCAAAGCAATTACAAGTAACTTTTCTTCCTTGACTAGAAAAGGTCTATATTGAATTGTTTCTCCAGTTGATGGCAACTCAAGTTCATAAGTTGGTGTAGAAATTTTTGGTAAAGGCATAATGTCCTATAAGTCGTTTCAGATGTGATTATTTATGGGTCAACTTAAAATACTATCACCACCAAATGCTGTTCTTACATTAATTGTATTACCAGAAGAAAGTGCTGAAGGTAAACTTATACCACCAGTGGTAGTATACGCACCATAATTTACACCAAGATTTGTTTCTGGATTGTAAGCTAGTGAATTAATTCTCGCCAATTCTTGAGGAGTTCCTGTTTTAATGTTGGAATCCGCGTCAATAACTGCATTACCAAGTTCATCAGCAATATAATATCTCATGTATGTCATACTTACATTACATTTAAGTAAGGAAGAACCATCATAAGAAACAGGCATAGAAGAAATACTAATGGGATATGCCTTTACAAATTTATATCTGATTGGAAAACCAACCCGACCTTTTGCTCCACCCATCATACTTCTTTCAAACTTTATAACTTCTAGTCCATCAGATGCATAGTCATCACGATAAGCAAATCTATAAAAATAATTAGGACGATTTATACCAGTCCCTCTCTGCCCAGAATCTGCAATACTTTCTTGAGAGATGTATTTCATCCAAGTTTCAAAGAATCTGATCGGTAAATAATTTTCAGCATCAACATAAAACGTCAAATCAATTCTATCATCATAGACTCTACGATAAGCATGTCTTTCAGTAACTCCACTATGGTCATTAGTTAGTTCTAAAGTAGCTAAGTTGGAACCGGGAAGTGTTGCCTCAGAGCACATTAAATTCAATTTACCTTGATCATAAACAACATCATTTGCCTCCATATATTTGGAAGTTATGTTGGCAGGTTTATCAATTAAAACTTCAAAGTGAGAAGTAGTTGCGGGACTTAATAAATTGGCCTTAATGTCGGATACTCTCTTTGCGGTAGGCATCTATAAATACTTTTTGACCTTATATATTATGTATGGCAGAAAGTATTAAAAGTAAATACAAACCATCATTTCCAAAAAAATATAAAGGAAATCCCAACAATATTATTTGCCGTAGTAGTTGGGAACGTAAGTTTTGTCACTGGTGTGACCTGAATGAAAATATTTTAGAGTGGGGTAGTGAAGAATTTTACATCCCATATCTTTCACCAATTGACAATAGAGTTCACAAATACTATCCAGACTTTATTATTAAAGTTAAAGAATCATCTGGACAAATAAAAACTTATGTAATTGAGGTTAAACCAAAAAAACAAACTAGACCTCCTGTGAAAAAAAGTAGAGTAACAAAGTCATACATTCATGAGTGTGTAACGTTTGAAGTGAACCAAGCAAAATGGAAAGCGGCAAAAGAATTTTGTGCCGACAGACTTATAGAATTTAAAATTATAACAGAAGAAGAATTAGGTATTAAGTAATGGCAGAAGGTTTCGGTCAGTATGTAGGAACAGGCACTGCAAGAACCAAAGAACTGCAAAGAAGAATAGAAGAACTTGGGAGTAAAGATCCTGAGGACTTAATGCTTTTGATAATGGATACATTCAAAGAAGAAGTCTTGTATCCAGAACCAGGAAAGTTTTATACCTTTGTCTATAACCCAAAAACTCCAAATATTGAATACGATCAACATCCTTTGATTGCTTGCACTTCTTTAGAGAGATGGGGATTTAAGGCAATCAATTTTCACTGGCAACAAGGTAGACAATATACTTGGGAAGAAGTTGCTGGTAAATTGCACGTAGTAAAATATAATGAACTTGATGAACTTCTTGCCATACCATATGCAAAATTCCGTCTAAATAAATAAAAACCCTATATCTGATGGCATCTGGAACCACAGCTACTAGTAAAGTTACTCCCGTAACACTTGGGACTTCAGTAAGAAATAAATCTCAAGTGTTTACTGCAACTAAGGTTACAGAAACAGCGGACTCTTCTGGAAAAAAATCCTATAAGGTTGAACTAGTAAAGTTTAGTGATGCTAAGGGAAGCAATCCAACAACCTTTGGAACAAGAGACGCAAATGGAAATATAGTATTCAACAATAACGCAAGCGCAAACGATAAGCAATTTGCACAACAACATTTGAGTGCATCAAAGACTCAAATGGAATCAGTTAAAAGTAAGTTTGGATTAGATTCCGAAAGTGCTAAAACATTTAATAAACAAAACGGAAACGGAAACAAAGCTGCTGCTGACAATCCACAGGGAGATAGTTCTCAACCACTTGATTTGGGAGCATCTACCGCTGTAGATGCTAAAAAAACTAGATTGCAATTCCCAAATTTAAAATATCCCCTTGATATTGCAACGACAAAGCAAGATGTAATTAAATTTACGATGTTAAAGTATGAACCCAAAAAGTTTAGTGATCTTAAAAGTGAATCTGGTCTAGGTGGTTTTTCAGAAAGAGACTCAAAAAGAAATGGTATAGGGTACGTAGTTCTACCAATACCTTCAGGGATTTCTGATACAAATTCTGCTTCATGGAATGGTGGAGACCTAGATGCTGCAAAAGCTTTTGCAGCAAATGTAGCACTAACTGGAATAACAAAAGGACTTGGTGCTGCTGGAAATAAATTAGGAGAAGGTGCAGAAGCAGTAAAACAAAATTCAGGAGAGGTTGGAACTGGTCTTGCTGCTCTATTTGGAGCGGCTGCTGTTGGAACTGATGCAGGGTCACTTCTTTCAAGAACTGAAGGTGCTATTCTTAATCCAAATATGGAACTATTATTCCAAGCTCCCACATTAAGACCTTTTAATTTTACATTTAAAATGTCTGCTAGAAGTCAAGCAGAAGCAAAAGAAATTATTGGAATCATTAGATTTTTTAAACAAGGAATGTCTCCACAAAAATCTGCCTCCAATCTTTTTCTAAAAGCTCCTCACACATTCAGGATACAATACTTACATTTAGGAATGAACGGTAGAGATCATCCATACATAGGTAAGATAAAAGAATGTGCTTTACAAAACCTTTCAGTTAGCTATACTCCTGAAGGACAATACGCAACATTTCGTGATGGTGTGTTAGTTTCTTATGAAATGACCATGCAATTTCAAGAACTTGAACCAGTATTTAATGAAGATTATGGATTGGGTACTGGATCATCTGGTCCTGACAAAGAGATAGGTTACTAAAATGGCAAGTTATTTCAATCAAGTTCCAGACTTTGAATATGTTAGCAGACTTCCAGATGCTAAAATATCAGACTACATTACTGTAAAGAATCTTTTCAAGAAAGGAAAATTACGCGAAGACATTTTTCAAAATCTTGCTTTCTTCACGAAGTATAAAATTGTTGGTGATGATAGACCAGATAATGTTGCATTTGAAGCATATGGAGATGCCACATTAGACTGGATAGTTTTACTATCAAATAACATCATCAACATTCAAACAGAATGGCCATTACCACAAAGTAGATTTGACGAATATCTTTTAGAAAAGTATGGCAGTTATAATACCCTCTATAGTGGTATTCATCATTATGAATCCAGAGAAATTAAAAATAGACAAGATGTAGTAATAGTTCCTCAAGGTCTTCAAGTAGAATCAAATTATTCAATCACTTATTATGATGCTGTTCTTGAAAGAAACATTACTGAGACAAACATAGCAGTTCCTGTAACAAACTATGAGTATGAAGAAAAGATTGAAAATGATAAGAGAAATATCTATTTGCTAAAACCACAATATCTGAATATTGTAAATGATGATATGGATGACATTATGAAATATA